TTATACGAATACAACAATATACAATAGAATTTGTATTGAAGATGATGACTTGTATACTGAAATGGTAAACTATGACGTCAATTATACTGTGAAACAGTTATTATTAATTTGTGACTATTATGGATTAATGAAAGATGTAAGAACAAATAAGATGAAAAAACAAGATTTAATTGAACAAATATTGTTGTTTGAAAATAATATTGAGAACTATGAAGTTGTAACTAGAAGGAAGGAGTTGTGGTATTACATAAACGAATTGAAAAATGATAAAATGATGAAAAAATTTGTAATTTGGAATTAAATTTTATATTTTTTATTATAATAAAAATATAAAATATTGTTATGTTAATTTATATATGGTATTATCAAAATTAGATAAAAGTATAAGTTATCAAGAATTGAAAAGTGTTGATTCGGATGATTTTAAAAAAAAAGCAACATTATATGAAATTGAAATCAAAGGTGTAAATGTAATTATTGCTGTAGGTAATGCAAAAAATACATATGAAGATAAAAATGTTACTTTTTTTCCAGTTTATTTAGTAAAATCAAACAACAAAGTAATGCAAATTGGTGTATATGAAGTTAAATCAACTGATGTGGCAAATAATATGGATGAGGAAAATAATTTAAACATTGAAAAATTAGAGGAACCTTTAATATACGTTTTTGTTACTAAAAAAATGTTACAAAACTTACGAATGGTTCCGGAAGAAGATACTGAAGTAACAGTTGAAAAAGAAGAGTCTGAAGAGGAAGGAGAAACAAATGAAGATAATTCAGACGAAGAAAATGATAAAAAGGAAAAAAATAAAAATATAAAAAAGAAAAAAGAAAAGTCGGAAGAAAAAAATGAAGAACTAACTATACCAGCAGTTCGTAAAGACATTTTTACACAAACAACTGATTCCATAAAAATTCCACCAGTATTACCAGAAGAAACAAAAGAACAAGATGAAAAAGAACAAGGTAAATATTTAAAAAACGCAAAAACTTCCAAAAAAGAAGAAATATGGATTGAAACATTTATGGAAAACAATAATTATTCTATAAAAGACAATGAAGGTGGTGGAGATTGTTTATTTGCTACTATTCGGGATGCTTTTGCGCAACTTGGTCAAGTAACAACTGTTCAAAAATTAAGAGAGAAAATTGCCAAAGAAGCAACTGAACAAGTATTTTTAGGATATAAAGAACAGTATGACAATATTAAAACAATCCTTTTGAAGGACACTCAAGACATTAAAAATTTAGAGAATGAATACAATAATTTCAAAACAAAATATCAAAATACTTTGGATAGAAACGAAAAAAAACAATTAACAGAGAGTGCTAAAAAAATAAGTGAACAACGAGAAGTTATTATGAGAGAAAAAAAAATATCAAGTCAACTAGCGCAAGAGTTCAAGTTTATGAAAGATATTGATACTTTGGAAAAATTTAAAGACAAAATTAAAACTTGTGAATTTTGGGGAGAGACGTGGGCAATTTCCACTTTGGAGAGGGTATTAAATGTAAAATTTATTTTATTATCCTACGAAGCATATAAGGAAAAAGATTATGCAAATGTATTGAATTGTGGTCAGTTGAATGACACAGTTCTTGAATCACGAGGTGAATTTATTCCAGAATTTTACATAATGTTAGACTATAATGGATACCATTATAAGTTGGTAGAGTACAAAAATAAAGCGACACTTACATTTAAAGAAATTCCATATGGAATTAAAAAAAAAATTATTACAAAATGTATGGAAAAAAATTCTGGGTTGTATGCTTTAATACCCGATTTTATTAAATTAAAAGGCACTGATTTTGATTTAAATAAAATCACTACTCCTAAATTTGAAGAATTGTCTGAAGCAAAAATTAGAGGATTATATGATGAAAATATTGTATTTGTTTTTTACGACAAGTCAAGTAGTAAGTCTTTGCCCGGTAAAGGTGCTGGGGAAAAAATTCCAAAAGAGATGATTCGGGAATTTTCTGAGTTAGCTTCTATTGTGGATTGGCGTAAAAAATTAGACAATTCTTGGATACAACCATTTACTTTAGATGGTAAGAGATGGAATAGTGTTGAACATTATTACCAAGCATCAAAATTCAAGGAAAGTAATCCGGAGTTTTATTTATCTTTTTCGGTCGAGTCTGGCACAGAATTATCAAAAAACCCAGAAATGGCGAAAGCAGCAGCAAGTAAAAATGGAAAGTACAAGGGCGAATTAATACGTCCAAAAGAGGTGAAAGTAGATGCAGAGTTTTATGGAAAAAGGAAAGATGTAGAAAAAAATAATGCATTGGAAGCAAAATTTACTCAAAATCCAGATTTGACCAAATTATTAATGGAAACAAAAAATGCAAAATTATTGCAATATAAAACTGGTGTTGAACCAGTATTGAGAGAAGATTTAATGTTGGTGAGAGATAAAATTTCAAAACCAACTTTATAAATGCTATTTTTTAAAATTTATTTCAGTTTTTAAAAATAAATTTTATTTTATAAACAATTTAAAAAAATTTAAATCTTTTCAAATGGTGTCCAACTGGTCTCAAAAGTCTGTTGATATATGGTTGTCTTTGTTGTGGAATAGGAGATGGTTGTTGGACTGATACTGGTTTTTGTTCTGTTTCCTTTGTAAAGTCAACTACAACTTCTTCTGTAACAACTTCAGATACAGTTTCTGGTTCAGCAACTGACTCAACAACTGGTTCTTCTGTAACAACGATATTTTGTTCACCATCTGAATCTGGTTCTTCCTCACCCGATTCAGAATCTTCTCCGACAATTTCTTCTTCTTCTTCTTCTTCTTCTTCTTGTTCTTCCTGTTGTTCTTCTTGTTCTTCTTGTTGTTCTTCTTGTTGTTCTTCTTGTTGTTCTTCTTGTTGTTCTTCTTGTTGTTCTTCTTGTTGTTCTTCTTGTTCTTGTTCTTGTTCTTGTTCTTGAGTAGACTCTAATTTTTCATCACCAACTGTTTGTTCTTCTTCAAAAACTAATTCTTTTTCCACAGTTTCAGTTTGTTCTTCAACTCCTACTACATCAATGACAGTATTTTCTACTAAACATTCACACTTTTCTTCACAAGGTAATTCTAGTTTAAATTCTTCACCGTTACTCTCCATAATATAATTATATAAATAAAAAATATAATAAAAATAACTAAATAATGTATAATATATAAGAGTAGATACAATGAATAAATTAACTAACACTAGTAAAAATTTGATGTCATTTTTTTTAGACAATAATTGTATAAATCACGTTGAACAAACTGTAAAAACAAAAAAAACAATTACAAAACTTTTCAAAGAAATAGACAAAGCAGATAATGAGATTAAGCTAAAGAAAGAGACAGAAGGTTCTAAATTTTATAAAATAAATATTGAAAAAATAGTCAACATATCACAAGTTCCTAAACCAAAAACATTTAACGCAACTTCCTTCCCTAAAGAAATTAGAGAACATATTGATACTGCAGCAAGTTACTCTTTATCATATACTTTTTCTCTCTTTGAACGAAATATTAGTATCCTTTTTATTGTTGAAGAAACCAATGTTCAATTACAAATTGAGTATTACAACGAGTATGTTGAAAAAATATTAGTATGGTTATACATAATAAATGAATATTCTTCAAAAAAATGCTCAAAGAATATTACGCTATATATTTACTTTACAAGTTTGAAAAAAAAATTACCAGTTAGTAACATTCATATTTTAGGTGAAAATAACGTAAATACGGCATTTACTCATACTTGTCCAGTAAATTCAGAAATTGTTATTTTTAGAAAAGAAGAGTGGTTTAAAGTACTCATGCATGAAACATTTCATAATTTTGCACTTGATTTTTCTGATATGAATAGTCAGTCAACTATATGTAAAGAGAGAATACTGTCTATTTTTCCAGTAAATTCTAATGTTAATTTATACGAAGCTTACACTGAATTTTGGGCAGAGTTTATGAACGCATTATTTTGTAGTTACTACTTGACAATGAATAAAATGAGTAAACAAAGCAGAGTAGTATCTGAAAGTGAATTAATGAATGAACTTCTGTCAAATTTTGACTTTTTTATTAACTTTGAGAGAACATATGGGTTTTTCCAGTTGGTAAAAACATTAGACTTTATGGGTATTACGTATAAAGACTTGTATTCAAAAAAACCCGAATCTGTTGCACTAAGAAACACACTTTATAAAGAAAACTCAAATATATTGTCTTATTATATCATACGTCCAATATTGATGAATAACTACCAAGGATTTTTATCTTGGTGTAACAAAAACAATTTTTCTCTCTTACAGTTTAAAAAAACAAATAAAAACTTGGAAGAATTTTGTCACTTTATAAAAACAAACTATAAAACCAAATCAATGGTTGATTCTATTACTTGTATGCAAAAGTTCATAGTTAAATTAAAAAAAATAAAGAATAGTAGTAAAAAAACAAATGAAAGTATTGATTTTGCATTATCCAATATGAGAATGTCCCTTTGTGAGTTAGGATAAAATTATCTACCAGACCATACTTTTATAATTTTACTAAGTTTAGTTATATCAAACATTTTTTTATCAGTTAAGTAGTTATGATAGTTGTAATGAAATGACATTCCTAAAAATCTATACTCAACAATTTCTCCAAAAATAGAAGGTGACTTACCTACAAAATAATTAGTAGTTATATAACATAGTACAGCAAAAATTCTTTCCATAGAACATCGGTCTTCGCGGGTTTTAACAACACTTAATAAACTAAATATGTTATACTTTTCTACTAATATATTTAAAAAATTATAATTTATTACAGACATTACTCCAAAACAACCCAACCATTTTGTCTTATTAAAATATGTATTTGTAAGTAGTAGTAAAATATTTTCACATTCAACGTTATTATTTAAATGATTCATAAAACATAATTCTTTTATTAAGTTATCATCGCATTTATTTTCAAAATGCCATAAAAATTTAATATCAGTTACATTATTTATTTCATTTGAAATGTTTTGTTGTAAAAAAACAGAGTCATGAATAATAACTGCTTTATCAAATAACTTGTATTTATAAAAATAGTAATATGCAAGTATTTCTCCCCGTTTTGGGTATTCACTTTGAATTATAAAACAGTTTTTTAAATCAACATTGTCATTTGTAATATATTCAACTGAACTGTTATCGTCTATTATCATTATAATATTATTTTGATAATGTTTTCTAATACAACGAATACATTCTTTCCAGTACTCGTTTGTTTCTTTTGAATTAATATGTCTTGTAATAACGAATCCAAACATTATTATTTTTGTTATAATAATGTTTTAAATTAAAAAAATATTTTATACGAAAACAAATGATACTTAATTAACTAATGTCTTGTGACTTTCATGATAATATCTAAAAGTGTTATCAATAAATAGAGATTCACTACCAATTATGTAGTCAACAACTTCTCCCCATAGAGGAAGGTCACCCCATCTTTTTTCATATATTTGATTACTCAAGTCAACTTCTTGTATATATTTATGTAACATGTTATTTGCTCTTAAAGTCTTTAATGACAGTCCACAAAAGTTTGTGTAAGGACCTCCTGGTAGATGTTTTGGGTTATTTTTTTTAAACACGTAACCACTTTCAGAATTATTATTTATGAAATTAAGTGTAAACTGATTCATTCCGACAGTTACAAAGTCATTGTCACCATCATACTTTGCACTAATAATAGGGTAGTGTATTAATTTAGTGAAAACATCATCTATATTAGAAAATACGACACAGTCTTCATCAATTCTTATTAAATAGTCATAGTCACTTACAAAATTCCAAAAATCAACAAACCAAAATGAACACATATGTCTGTATCCCAAGTTGAACATTTTAGTTGGTTCATAAAATTTTATGCACTCTTTTTCTTTTTTAAAAGCGTGACTTGTTATATTTATAAATTTAATATTCAATAAGGGAGTATTTTTTGTAATTTCAATTTGATGTTGTTCTCTAATATTACCTTCATGAAAAATAAGAATATCTATCGTTTTATCTAGTAAGTTGCACTCAATATGTTTATTTCTAGTAATTAATGATGAGTAACTGTCAAAATTGTCATATCCTCTTGTTAAAAGAGCAACACATTTTTTCATCTGTATATATATATATGACAATATTTAATACCTTTCAACTATACGTATTTATTATTTTATAATAATTCTTGATTTTTTTGATTTCCTAGATTTCTTTTTATTTCTTTTATTTTTTTTATTTCTTTTCATAGTTGTCCTTTTATACTTTTGCTTACCACCTTCAAATTCAGTGTCATAATAACCATATTCATCTTGGTCGTTATTCAACTGAGAAAATTCTCTTGAAACATTTTCTTGTGTTTTTTTTCTTTCATCAATGTCAAATTTTGAGTCTAACATTTTTTTCCATTTTTCATAGTCAGTAAAAAAAGTTTTGATAAGTTCTTTTTTTTTATTTTCATCATTCTCATTAGTGAAAATTCTATTAAGTATAATGTTCAAATAAGAATA